GGCTAACGATCAGGCCATGTTCATTGCGCAGCTGGGCCATGAGTCAGCGGGCTTTACCTCGCTGGTGGAGAACTTCAACTATTCGGTCGATGGCCTGAAGAAAACCTTCGGTAAACGCCTGACTGCTTATCAGTGCGAGATGCTTGGCCGGGTCAATGGTAAGCAGACCGCTCACCAGCCGCAGATTGCCAATCTGGTATACGGTGATCGCATGGGCAACAACACTCAGGGCGACGGTTGGAAGTATCGCGGTCGTGGCCTGCTTCAGATCACCGGCCGCGAGAATTACACCAAATGCGGTGCCGCCCTGAAACTGGATCTGGTAAGTACGCCAGAGCTGCTGGTGCAGGAGCGCCACGCTGCCCGTTCTGCGGCCTGGTACTTTGCGTTGCGGGGTTGCCTGCTGTATTCCGGCGATATTCTTCGCGTTACGCAGATTATCAACGGCGGCACGAACGGGCTTGAAGATCGTCGCGCTCGCTTCGCTAATGCGAAAAAGGTGCTGGAATGAAGAAATGGCTTCGCATCCTTCTCCCGCACTGGGAAACAGATACTGTCGTTCTTCAGACGGTAGGAGATGAACTCCATATCGTCTGCAGCTATCACGACGTTGATCCGGGTGAGGTCTTTGACGGTATGTGTGAGTTAAAGATTTTCACCTGGTTCAACTGTGCATTCCCGTTCGGTGGACCTATCAACGTGCGCTCTTTTGAACCGAAGGTAAACGCATGAGCATTGTTGAAATCATTATCGGCGTTATTGGCGCGGTACTGGCTGCCGCAGCTGGTGGTTTTGGTATTGGGCATTTGCGCGGTACCAGCAAAGCGGAATCGAAAGCAGACCAGCAGCGTACTGAAGAGAACGCCGCCGCCATCAAAGCTGCCGCAGAACGACGCGTTGAAGTAACCAAGGAGGCCAACAATGTACAGCAGACGGTTAGCCATATGCCTGATGACGATGTTGATCGTGAGCTGCGCGGAAACTGGACCCGCAAAGGTTGAGGTCATCGACACTGGCTGCGACTGGGTGAGTGCGATTCGCCTCACTGAGCACGACATCGAAGTGATGGATCGCCAGACGAAGCGCGACATACTGGCTCATAACAAATCGTGGCAGGCGAACTGCAAACAACCAACCGATAGCAGTTTATTAACTCGGTGATTAAGTGCTAAGTTGTGGCTGCTTTAGATTAAAAAATAATCAATCGTGGTATGATAGACCTCATTCTTAGAGGGGTTAAAAATATGTCATTCTTCGATTACGCACTTAAACGCGTTGAAGCGGCGACCAAAACAATAGTGACTTGCCCGATATGCGGTCATGACTCTAATCACCCAGCAACAAAAGTACGCCAGGAGCAGGCCTTGCTCTGCCCTAGATGCAAATCACTTTTTGTCATTCACAGATAACATGCTGACCTGCTGAATATAACCGCCTCCGGGCGGTTTTTTATTGCCATCACAATGGGCAAACCCATCGTAATGGCTGTAGCGGATAAATCATAAATATACCCTGTAGGGGTTAAAAGGGAGTCTGAGATTATGCCGCCACGCACACCTAAGGCCTGTCGCGTTCGCGGCTGCCGATCAACAACAACTGACCCATCGGGCTACTGCGATGCGCACAAGGGTGAGGGCTGGAAGCAGTACAAGCCAGGCCAGACACGGCACCAGCGCGGTTACGGCACGAAGTGGGAGATCATCCGTGCCCGGATCCTGAAGCGTGATAAAGGGCTGTGCCAGGAGCATCTGATGCAGGGCGTAGTTAAGCCAGCCTCCTGCGTTGACCACATCATCCCAAAGGCCCATGGCGGCACTGATGCCGACTCCAACCTGCAGAGCCTGTGCTGGTCATGCCATGCCAGGAAGACCGCGCGCGACCGCATCAAGTGAGATCAATTCTCGTTTGCGTCGGGCGGGGGGAGGGGGTGGTCAAATCCCTGCGACCGGACGCCTTCCGGACTGCCCGCCTCCTCGTATTTTTATACCCGCGAAAAATGAAATTTAACCAGGAGTGTCGCTTATGGCTGGAACGGCGGGGCGTTCCGGGCGCCGCCCAAAGCCAACGGCGCGCAAGGAGCTGGCCGGAAACCCCGGTAAGCGAGCCCTGAATAAAGAAGAGCCGGTGTTCACTCCCATTAAGGGCGTGGCCCCACCGGACTGGTTTGAAGAAGATGACCTCCCGCTCGCGGCGATCATGTGGGAGTTGACCACAAAGGAGCTGTGCGGTCAGGGCCTAATATGCGTTACCGATCTCGCCGTACTCGAGCGCTGGTGTGTCGCATACGAATTCTGGCGCCGGGCGGTGAAGAATATTGCTGCGGAAGGCATGTCCATAACGGGTGCTATGGGCGGCAAGATCAAGAACCCTGAGCTGACCGCGAAGAAAGAGCAGGAATCGGAGATGAGCTCTACCGGTTCGATGCTGGGCCTCGACCCCAGCAGCCGCCAGCGTCTGGTCGGGCTCGCCGGCCAGAAGAAAACCTCCAACCCATTCCTGAAGATGATCAACGCATGACTCGGAAATCGTACCCCAACGTTAACGCCGCGAATCAGTATGCCCGCAACGTTGTGCGGGGGAAAACACCGGCGTGCCAGTATGTCATTCAGGCCTGCCAGCGTCATATCGATGATATGGCCCAGGAGAAGAGCCGCAAATTCCGGTACCGCTTTGACAAAGACATGGCGGAGAAGGCCGCAAAGTTTATTCAGCTGCTGCCGCACACAAAGGGGGAATGGGCATTCAAGCGGATGCCGATCACCCTGGAGCCGTGGCAGCTGTTCATTATCTGCTGTGCTTTTGGATGGGTGCAGAAGGGGTCGAAGCTTCGCCGTTTCCGGGAGGTCTATACCGAGATCCCCCGCAAGAATGGCAAATCGGCGATATCTGCAGGTGTGGCGCTTTACTGCTTCACCTGTGACAACGAGTTCGGCGCCGAGGTTTACTCTGGCGCCACAACGGAAAAGCAGGCGTGGGAAGTCTTCCGGCCTGCGCGCCTGATGTGCAAACGCACCCCGTTGCTGGTGGAGGCGTTTGGTATTGAGGTAAACGCTTCAAATCTCAACCGTCCGGAGGATGGTGCCCGCTTCGAACCGCTGATCGGTAATCCTGGTGACGGCGCTTCGCCGCATTGCGCGATAGTTGATGAATATCACGAACACCCGACCGACGCGCTGTATACCACGATGCTGACAGGTATGGGCGCGCGTCGGCAGCCGCTGATGTGGGCGATCACCACAGCCGGATACAACATAGAAGGTCCGTGCTACGACAAACGGCGCGAAGTGATCGAGATGCTGAACGGCTCGGTACCAAACGAGGAACTATTCGGCGTCATTTTCACGGTCGATGAAGGGGACGACTGGACCGACCCGAAGGTGCTTGAGAAGGCAAACCCGAACATGGGCGTGTCGGTCTACCGTGACTTCCTGCTCAGCCAGCAACAGCGTGCAATGAATAACGCCCGCCAGGCGGGTGTGTTCAAAACGAAGCATCTCAACATCTGGGTTGCTGCCCGCGCTGCATTCTTCAACCTTATCTCCTGGCAGAACTGCGAAGACAAGACGCTGACGCTGGAGCAGTTCGAGGGGCAGCCCTGCGTGCTGGCGTTCGACCTGGCGCGCAAACTGGATATGAACAGCATGGCGCGCCTGTTTACCCGCGAAATTGACGGGAAGACGCATTACTACTGCGTGGCGCCGCGGTTCTGGGTGCCGTATGACACGGTATACAGCGTCGAGAAAAACGAGGATCGGCGAACTGCCGAGCGCTTCCAGAAATGGGTTGAGATGGAGGTGCTGAGCTTGACTGACGGGGCAGAAGTTGATTACCGCTACATCCTTGAGGAGGCGAAAGCCGCAAGTAAGCTGAATCCCGTCAGTGAATCACCGATTGACCCGTTCGGCGCCACCGGCCTTTCACACGATTTGGCCGATGAATCACTGAACCCTGTCACGATCGTCCAGAACTACACCAACATGTCTGACCCGATGAAGGAGCTGGAAGCCGCCATTGAGTCGGGCCGCTTTCATCACGACGGTAACCCGATCATGAGCTGGTGTATCAGTAACGTCGTCGGGAAGTATCTGCCTGGCAACGACGATGTTGTTAAACCCATCAAAGAGCAGAACGAAAACAAAATCGACGGCGCGGTTGCGCTGATTATGGCTATCGGACGTTCGATGCTTTACGAGAAAGTCGACTCAATTTCGGAGCGCATAGAAACACGCGGCATACGTTCACTTTAACCGAGGCGTTTATGATCCTGACAATACTCACTCCTTTGATCGGAGTGCTGGGAGCGCTTTTGCTTTCATTTGGGGCGTGGTTGATTTATCCCCCCGCAGGCTATATCGCCGGAGGTGCGCTGTGCCTGTCATGGTCCTGGCTGATGGCTAAATTTCTGTCTGCGCCCCCTAAGCACACTGGGGGTGAATGATGTTTTTCCCCGGCATGTTTACCAAAAGTAGCCAACCAGTTACCACTCCCGCCGATCTGGCGCAGGAGATTGGACTCACTTACGACACCTATACCGGCAAGCGAGTTAACAGCCAGCGCGCAATGCGACTCACTGCTGTTTTTGGCTGTGTCAGAGTGCTGGCTGAATCCATTGGAATGCTACCCTGCAGTCTGTATCAGACCACAGCGACAGGCAAAAAAAAGGCGACTGGCGAACGGCTGCATAAGCTTCTTTCTCTACAACCCAATGGGTATATGACGCCTCAGGAATTCTGGGAACTGGTGATCTTGTGCCTCTGTTTGAGGGGCAATTTTTATGCTTATAAGGTCAAAGCACTGGGGGAAGTAGTCGAAATTTTGCCAATTGACCCCGGATGCGTAGTGCCAAAACTCAACAGCAACTGGGAGCCTGTCTATCAGGTAACCTTCCCGGACGGCACCACGGATGTTCTCGGCCAGGATGAAATCTGGCATGTGCGCATCATGACTCTTGACGGGCTCGTTGGGCTTAATCCAATAGCCTATGCCAGAGAGGCGATATCTCTTGGCCTGGCCACTGAAGAACATGGCGCCAGGCTTTTTGGCAATGGTGCTGTCACATCGGGAGTGCTGAGAACCGACAGCGAACTGAGCGATGCTGCATACGCCCGCCTGAAAGCTGATTTTGAAGAAAAGCATCAGGGGCTGGGTAATGCCCATCGGCCTATGATCCTTGAAATGGGGCTGGACTGGAAATCAATGGCCCTGAACGCAGAGGACAGCCAGTTCCTGGAAACCAGAAAATTTCAGCTTGAGGAAATCTGCCGCCTGTTCCGCGTGCCAATGCACATGGTTCAGAACACGGATCGCGCAACGTTTAGCAATATTGAGAACCTCGGCATCGGGTTTATTAACTATGCCCTGGTGCCTTATTTCACTCGCATCGAACAGCGCATCAATATCGGACTGGTCAGAAAGTCTAAACAGGGCGCCTTTTACGCGAAATTCAATGCAGGTGCGCTGCTTCGTGGGGATATGAAATCGCGATTTGATTCCTACGCCACCGCCATCAACTGGGGGATCTACTCACCAAATGACTGTCGTGAACTTGAAGATCTCAATCCGCGTGATGGTGGTGAGGTCTATCTCACGCCAATGAACATGACCACGAAACCATCTGACGGCAGCAAGCAAGCCAAAATCGAGGAACAACGAAATGCCGATGACTAAACAGCGGCTGGATATACCGCTGAAACTGAAATCCGTCAGTGACAACGGCGAGTTTGAAGGCTATGGCTCTGTTTTTGGTGTAAAGGACAGCTATGACGACGTGGTTGTTCCGGGCGCATTCAGTAAATCGCTGGAGGTATGGCGCGAGAAAAAGTCTCTCCCTGCCATGCTCTGGCAGCATCAGATGGATGAGCCAATCGGTATTTACACCGACATGAAAGAGGATGATGTCGGGCTGTACGTTAAGGGCCGACTCCTTATTGATGATGATCCTCTTGCAAGGCGCGCTCATGCACATATGAAGGCCGGTTCTTTAACCGGCCTTTCTATTGGCTACATGCTCAAGGATTGGGAGTACGACCGGACCAAAGAGGTGTTTCTTCTCAAGGAAATCGATCTCTGGGAAGTCAGCCCGGTGACGTTCCCGTCAAATGACGAGGCACGGATCAGCGATGTGAAAAGCGCGTTTGCCCGCGGCGAAATGCCGTCACAAAAAAGTATCGAAAGAGTCCTGCGCGACGTTGGACTCTCACGAACCCAGGCCAAGGCATTCATGGCCGGGGGATATAGCACACTGAATCTGCGCGACGCTGATGATGTGGACTCTGCTTTGAATGCACTTAAAAACCTCAAATTTTAATCTGGAGTAAAAAAATGGCAGTCGAAATTAAAGATGTCGAGCAGGTCGCGCAGGAGCTGCAGGCGAAGTTTGAAGACTTCAAAGCCAAAAACGATAAACGAATTGATGCTATCGAAAACGAAAAAGGTGCACTAGCGGGTCAGGTCGAAACGCTCAACGGCAAGTTGTCCGAGCTGGATAATCTCAAGTCCGATCTGGAAGCAGAACTTGCAGCATCCAAACGCCCGGGCGGCGGCTCAAAGGGTAAATCAGTAACTGAGCACAAAACGGCCTTTATGGAGTTTGTCCGTAAGGGCAATGAAGACGGCCTGCGTGAACTTGAGCAGAAAGCCCTGCAAGTTGGCGTTGATGCAGATGGTGGTTACGCAGTTCCTGAGGAACTGGATCGCAGTCTACTCAATCTGCTCAAAGATGAAGTCGTCATGCGCCAGGAATCTACGGTCATCTCGCTGGGAACATCAGAATATCGCAAGGTGGTTAACACCGGCGGCGCTAAATCGGCCTGGGTGAGCGAAACACATGCGCGCCCTGCGACAGATACGCCGACTCTGGCGCAGATCAAACCATTCATGGGTGAGATTTACGCTAACCCTCAAGCCACGCAAACCATGCTTGATGATGCCTTCTTCGATGTCGAATCGTGGATCAACAGCGAGCTTGCGCTGGGGTTCGCAGAAGCAGAGGAGATTGCGTTTACCACAGGCGATGGTAGCGACAAGCCGAAAGGTTTTCTGGCCTATGCGTCAACTCTGGTTGATGACAAAACCCGACCGTTCGGAACACTGCAGCATATCCTTTCCGGGGCAGCCACCGCGCTGACTTCTGATGCGCTCATCAAGCTGATTTATACGCTGCGCAAAGTACATCGCAACGGTGCCAAGTTCATGATGAACAACAATACGCTTTTCGCCGCCCGTATCCTGAAAGATAAAGAAGATAACTACCTGTGGCGCCCGGGTCTGGAACTCGGCCAGCCATCAATGCTGGTAGGCTACGGTATCGCTGAGAATGAGCAGATGCCGGATATTGCCGCTGATGCCAAGGCGATCGCCTTCGGTAACTTCAAGCGCGGCTATACGATTGTTGATCGCCTGGGTACTCGCGTTCTGCGTGACCCGTACACCAACAAACCGTTTGTTGGTTTCTACACCACCAAACGTACCGGCGGCATGCTGACGGATTCGCAGGCTATTAAAATCATGCAGATCGGTGCTCCGGTAGCTCCATAACCTCACACTGATGGCGGGCAATAGCTCGCCTTAAGGATTAAAAATGGTCAAACTTCTGAAACCACTGAAATGGTCGCCGGACGGTTGCCGGATTGACATCATCGAAGCGGGAGATCATGAAGAACTGCCGGCCCGAGCGATTGAGATTGCAGAGCAGATCGGCATTCTTGTTATTGAAGCCCCGCCGGCTCCGCCATCAGACTCAAAAACTGTTGCTGAGGCAGATCCTGCCTCTGTTGTGGATGAGAAGCCGCAAAAGAATTCAAAAAAATAACCCGCATTGCGGGTTTTTTTACGGGTGATGGCAATGCTAATTACGTTAGAGGATATAAAAAGCCAGCTGCGTCTTGAGTCAGATTACAGCGAGGAAGACGCTTACCTCACACTGATAGGTGAAGCAGCTGAGTCCAGACTGTCGGATTACCTGAACCGGAATATTTATCGAGAGGGTGCAACGGTACCACCAACCGATCCTAATGGCATGGTCATGACCAAGTCTATTCACCTGGCGCTGCTATTCCTGGTTACTCACTTTTATGAAAATCGGTCAACGGTAAGTGAAGTAGAAATGGTGGAGCTGCCGATGGCATTCACCTGGCTTGCCAGACCCCACCGGATTTACCCGCAATGAAACTTCGCCAGGCGCAAACCAGCGCGACATACCTGCTGCCCGATCCTGGTGAGCTGGATAAGCGGGTGCTGATCCGTAAACGGGTCGATGTGCCAACCGCTGATTTAGGTACCGAACCAGAATACCCGGTGTCATTCAGAACCTGGGCAAAGGTAGTTCAGACCAGCGCAACCACTTATCAGGAAACGGCCCAGACAGACAACGTGATCACTCACTACATCACTGTTCGCTGGCGACGTGGGATCACCTGTGATTTTGAAGTCGTGCAGGGTGATCAGGTGTACCGCGTCAAGCGTGCCCGCGACCTGAACAGTAAGCGGCGTTACCTGCTGCTCGAGTGTACCGAACTGGGCACTGAACCAGCGACAACCGGAGGGAACAGTAATGGCAACTCCCTTTTTTCACGTTGATATTCAGCAACCCAAAGAGATGCGTTTCAACCGGGCGCGTGTCCGTCGTGCCTTCATCCATATCGGCCAGCGCCACATGCGTGACGCCCGTCGCCTGGTGATGAAACGAGGAAGGTCAGAGCCTGGCGAAAATCCGGGATACCAGAGCGGGCGGTTGGCTAAATCCATCGGATACATGGTGCCCAGGGCCAGTAAGAACCGCCCGGGGTTTATGACACGTATCGCGCCAAACCAGCGCAACGGGCAGGGCAACCGGCTTATCTCCGGCGACTTCTACCCGGCGTTTCTATTCTACGGGGTGCGTGGCGGAGCCAAACGTCGGCGCGGTCACCATCGGGGCGCATCCGGAGGGAGTGGCTGGCGGCTGGCACCACGTAACAACTTCATGGTCGAAACGCTACAGAGAAACAGCTCGTGGACGCGCTACTATCTGGCACGCGAGCTGCGCCTCTCACTTAAACCGGAGAAACGCCGCGGATGAAACTCACCCCCATAATTGCCACGCTACGCGCGCGCTGTACCTACTTTCAGAACCGCGTGGCGGGAGCCGCGCAGTTCAAAGACTTGCCTGAAGTCGGAAAGATGCTGCTGCCGGCTGCCTATGTAGTACCCGGTGATGATTCTCCTGGAGAGCAGAAAAGCCAGACGGATTACTGGCAGGATTTGACCGAGAGTTTTTCTGTGATCGTCTTCGTGAGCAACGGGCGCGATGAACGCGGCCAGTTTGCGTCATACGACGTGGTTCATGATGTCAGACAGACGCTCTTTAAGGCGCTGTTAGGCTGGAACCCGGAAGAGCGCGGCAACCCCATTACATACGCAGGCGGTGTCCTGCTGGACGTTAATCGCCACGAGCTTAGTTATCAGTTCGACTTCACTGTTAACACCGAACTTTCGGAAGACGACACCCGACAGCAGGACGAGCTGAACGACCTGGACGATTTCAAAACCCTGTCCATCGATGTTGATTTAATCGATCCGGGCCAGGGGCCAGACGGTGAGATCGAACACCACCTTGAAATAAACCTTCCCACCTGAGGAAAACCATGTTTGTAAAACCCAAAGACGGACGGTCAGTGCATGACCCGGTCCGAGGCGACCTTTTGCCTGAGGAAGGGCGAAACGTTGAAGAGAGCCAGTACTGGTACCGTCGGGAAATCGACGGGGATATTGAAATTGTTCAGCCGGTGAAAGACGGCGAACCGGAAAAGAAGGTAAGCGCTAAATGACCGTTTCAATGAACTCTATCCCGTCTGATCTGCGCGTTCCGTTGTTCTACGCCGAGATGGACAACAGCGCGGCAAACACGGCCCAGACCAGCGCCCCTTCGTTGCTGATCGGCCATGCGAATGCTGGTGCCAGCATCGCCACCAATCAGCTGGTTTTCATGCCTACTGCTGATTACGCGATCCGCGTGGCCGGTGCGGGTAGTCAGTTGGCGCGCATGGTCGAGGCGTACCGTAAGACTGACCCGTTCGGTGAGTTGTGGGTTGTTGCCGTACCGGAACCAACTGGCACAGCGGCAACATTCACCCTGACAGTAACGGGCTCTGCCCTGGCCGCTGGTGTGGTCACGCTATATATCGGCAATCGCCGCATTCAGGCGGCGGTAAGTGCGAGTGACGCCGTCGCGGCGATCGCTTCTTCTATTGCCAGCGCCATTACCGCTGACGGGCGTACGCCGTTTACCGCTGCTTCGGCTGCAGGTGTTGTGACCCTGACGGCTCGCCATAAGGGCACCTGGGCGAACGACATCCCGGTGACGCTGAACTACTACGGGTTTAGCGGTGGTGAATCCCTGCCATCTGGTGTGAATATCGCGATCGCCACTGGCGTCGCCGGGACAGGCGCACCAGTACTGACCGGAACGATCGCGGCTATGGGGGATGAGGCCTTCGATTACATCGGCCACCCGTTTAACGATACGGCGTCCGTTAACACGATCAGCCAGGAAATGAACGATACCAGCGGTCGCTGGAGCTGGTTGCGCCAGATTTACGGCCACGTTTACACAGCCAAAATTGCAGTCGTGAGCGACCTCATTACCGTGGGGGATATGTTTAACGATCCGCATCTGACGATTGCCGGTTACGAGAAAACAGTGCAGTCGTGTGCAGACGAACTGGCTGCCAGCCGTACCGCCCGCGCCGCAGTGTTTCTGCGTATCGACCCGGCCCGCCCGACGCAGACCGGCGAACTGGTAGGCATGCTGCCGCCGCCAACCGGTAAGCGTTTCATCAAGACCGAGCAGCAATCCCTGCTAACGCACGGGATCGCGACGGCCTACACCGAAGGCGGCGTGCTGCGCATCCAGCGTGACATCACCACCTTTAAGAAAAATGCGTACGGCGTGGCTGATAACAGTTACCTGGACAGTGAAACGCTGCATACCAGCGCATACGTCCTGCGTCGCCTGAAGACGGTGATCACCAGTAAGTACGGGCGCCATAAGCTGGCGAACGACGGTACCCGCTTCGGCCCCGGTCAGGCAATCGTCACCCCGGCGGTAATTAAAGGGGAATTGCTGTCGACGTATAAACAGATGGAGCGCGAAGGGATTGTCGAAAACTACGACCTGTTTAAAGCGCACCTGATCGTTGAGCGTGATGCGAATGACCCGACCCGCATCAACGTGCTTTACCCACCTGATTACGTTAACCAGCTGCGTGTCTTCGCACTGCTTAACCAGTTCCGACTTCAGTATGCAGAGGAGAGCGCATAATGGCGCGCATTGCTGGTACTTGTTATTTCAAGATTGACGGTCAGCAGCTGTCGCTGACCGGTGGTATCGAGGTGCCAATGAACACCAGGGTCAATGATGACGTCATTGGCCTGGCGGGTGATGTCGACCGTAAAGAGACGCACCGCGCACCTTATGTGAAGGGTACTTTCAAAGTGCCGAAGGATTTCCCGGTCAATAAGGTGACGACTTCAGACCAGATGACGATCACTGCTGAACTGGCAAACGGGCAGGTTTACGTTCTGTCATCGGCATGGCTGCATGGCGAGGCAAACCACAACGCAGAGGAAGGCATAGCCGACCTCGAATTCCACGGTGAAGATGGGGGTTACCAGTAATGAAAGAGATCCAGCTTACAACCGCAGTGCGGGCCCACGGCGAGGATTTGTTTGTGCTCGAGCTTCGCGAGCCTACCGGGAAAGACGTTCGGGAGCTTGGCTTCCCATACGTCACGACCGGCGACGCGGGAATCAAACTTGATGCAGGGGTCATTGCTAAATATGTTTCCCGGCTGGCAGGCATCCCGCTGAGTTCAGTTGACGCAATGTCCCCTGCGGATCTGAACAGCATCAGCTGGGACGTGGCTGGTTTTTTCCTCGGGGCATCAGCGCAGGAGAACTCCTAAACCATTACTTCGATTGTGCGAAGTACTGGCAAATAAACCCAGTTGCTCTACTCGCTGAGCCATTCTCGGTGTTAGAACTTCTCGCCACCCAGGCCAACCGCATTAACAGAGAATCCAATGGCTGAATTTGAACTGAAAGCCCTGATCACCGGGGTCGATAAGTTGTCTCCTGCGTTGTCCTCAATGCAGAAGAAGATTAAAGGTTTTCAGAAGGGGATTAAGTCCAGCGGGCTGGCGGATTTCTCGGTTGGAGATCTGGTGGGTGGCGGGGCTCTCGCCGCTCCATTTATTGCCGGGGCTAAAGCCGCGATTGACTTTGAATCCCAGATGGCAGACGTGCGGAAAGTGGTGGATTTTGACACCCCGAAGCAATTTGCTGAAATGGGAGAGGACATTCTAAAAATGTCCGATCGTTTACCAATGGCAGCCAGCGATATTGCTAAGCTGGTTGCTGCTGGCGGACAGGCTGGCATTGCCCGTCAGGAACTCAAACAATTTGCTGAAGACGCCCTGAAAATGGGCGTTGCATTTGACCAGTCAGCCGATCAGTCAGGCGACATGATGGCGAAGTGGCGAACTTCGTTCAAAATGACCCAGGGCGAGGTAGTAGCGCTGGCCGATAAAATCAACTATCTGTCCAACAACGGCGCTGCGAACGCACAGCAAATCTCCGATATCGTTACCCGGATCGGCCCTCTAGGTGCCGTAGCGGGGATCGCTTCCGGACAAATTGCCGCCTTGGGGGCAACACTTGCCGGTGTTGGGGTCGAGCAGGAAATTGCTGCTACCGGTATTAAAAACTTCATGCTGGCGATCACTGGCGGTTCGAAACAGCAGCAGGAAGCGTTCAAATATCTTGGATTCTCTTCAAAAAAACTCGCCAAGGATATGCAGGCCGATGCTCAGGGCACGATGTTAAAAGTACTCGAGAGCATTTCAAAACTGGACAAGGACCGGCAA